CGAACCGATTTACGCCCCGGACCACCTGGGCGAGCGACGGGTGTTCACGAGCGTGATCCGCGCGACCTACCGCGCGATCCGCGCCTGACAAACGGAGTGATCACCCATGAGTTTCCGACTCGGATTCGAAGGCACGCTCATGTATAAGGCCGGCGGCCAGGGCGCCGGCGGCAACTGGGCCGAGCTCACCAACTGCAAGGACGTCACGCTCAACGTCGAGAAAGGCGAAGCGGACGCAAGCACCCGCGCCAATGACGGCTGGAAGGCGACCGTCGCGGCGCTGAAGGACGGCTCCGTCGAGTGGGAGATGGTCTGGGACACCGATGACGCCGGCTTCACCGCCATCAAGGACAGCTTCTTCGACGACACGATCATCGGCCTGCAGGTGCTCGACATCGATGGCGGCGAAGGGCTCCAGGCGGACTTCATGATCACGAACTTCAGCCGGGCCGAGGCGCTCGAGGATGTCATGAAGGTCTCCGTCACCGCGAAGGTCACCTACTCGGCCACGCCGCCGAGCTGGATCGGCGAATGACGGTGGCCCGGCGCTCCGCGCCGGACCCCCGGCCCCCGGCCCTCGGCCCCCGGAAACGGCCCCCGGCCCCCGGAAACGGTCGACGCCTCAAGCCTCAGGACTCAAGCCCCAGGACTCCCAAACCATGGACAGCAGACTCAGCATCACAGGCGAGATCGCCGGCGCGCCCCTCAACGCGTCGATCAACCGCTCCGCCGACACCGGGATCCGATCACCCTGCCGGCGGCCGAGGCCGGCACGCTCTCCACGCGCACGACCGACACCACCGGCGTCCTCACCATCACCGACACGGCGCTGGAGATCGGCGATGTCATTGACATCTACTGGGATGGCGGCATGCGCTACGATGTCGATGTCACCAACGTCGTCGCCGCGGCCGTCACATTCTCCGGCGGAGCGGGCGATGTCCTCCCGACCCAGGGCGATTCGATCACCGCCGCCGAGCAGGTGGTCATCGACACCGACTTCGACGGCGCGGACCTCGTGGCGATCGGCGCGCTCTGCACCCAACGCGGCCACCTGAGTTTCCAGCAGAGCGATGCCACCGAGCTCTCCGTCGAGCTCACGGCCTCCGAGCCCTGGTTCTGGGTGGATGCCCAGGAGATCGCCAACCCGCTCGTGGGCACCGTCGTCGGGAATATCCAGGTCTCCCAGGCCAGCTCGACCGCGACGGCCGCCCTGAACGTCGGCATCCTCTACGACAGCACCCCGTAGCCCCCGGCCCCCGGCCCCCGGCCCCCAAAAGTGGGCTTGCCCGCGCAACTGGGCTCATCTTGAACTGGAGCGACGCGGCATGAAAGCCTTCACCGACACGAACGATCGCACCTGGGAGATCACGCTCAACGTCGCCGCCATGAAGCGGGTGCGCGATGCGTTCCGCGACGCCGAGCACCCGGAAAACTCCGTCGATCTGCTCGACGTCCTCGACGGGAAGCTCCTGGAGCGGCTGAGCAATGATCCCATCCTGCTCTGCGACATCCTCTATCTGCTCATCAAACCGCAGGCGGATGCGCAGGGCATCACCGATGAGGACTTCGGGGCTGCCCTCGGCGGCGATGCCATCGACGATGCGACGACGGCGCTCCTGGAGGAACTCGTAAATTTTTCCCGGAAGTCGAGGCGCGCAGCGCTTCGGACACTGCTGGCCAAGATCGACCAGCTCGAGGCGAAGGTGAGCGAACGGGTGATCGCGGAGATCGACTCGGGCCGGCTGGATCAGATGCTCGAGCAGGAGCTCGAGCAGGCGCTCAACCCGAGCGAGGTTCCGGGGGCGCTTCCGGGGGCTGGAAGCTCATCTGGCAGTGCGCGGGCATCGCCGGCGTCGACCCCAACCCCCTGACGCTGCGCGAGCTGGTCTTGATGGCCGAGGCGCGGATGGAGGTGGTGAGCGATGAGCTCGAAACGCACTGGATCACGTTCTCGCACCTGTACGCCCTGATCTACAACTGCCACCGCGGCAAGGACGCACCGGCCCTCAAGCCCGAGCAGGTCTACCGCCCGCGGAAACGGAAGGGGAGCCGGAAACAGAAGCCCGATTTCATCACGAAGGACGTTTCGATCTTCAAGACCGTGTTCATCGACCACAAGCTCCCGGACGCGAAACACGGCCGGAGGGGCAAACCACAGAGGACACAGAGAGCACAGAGATGAGACTATTTCAGCTTTCAGCTTATCTGATTTCCGCTTTGCTTCTGGCCGGCTGCACGGGGCTGACCGTCACCGGAGAGAAGGTGGAGACGCGCAACGTCCCGCACCAGGTCGTGCGCATGGACGGCGAGTCGATCGCGGCCAGCGGCCTCGATCTGCCCACCGTCGTGTGGACCGATGCGGAGATCGGCCAGTACCTGGCGACCCCGCACGCCACGACGGCGATGACGGTCACGCTCCCCGGCGGCGCTCAGCTCACGCTCGAATCGCCGAAGAACGGGGAGCTCGGCTCGCTCGCCTTCGACCTCGATGAGACCGGTCGCATCACGCACTTCGTGATTGATCGCATCAGTTACAACGCATCCGAGCCCACGGCCGCGCGCGAGGGTGTGGTCGAGGTCCTGGTGGACTACGCCAAGTCGATGAGTGCCGACCGCATGGCTGAGTTCATCGCGTTCGTCGAGATGTTCGACCCCGAACTCGCCGAGGCCATCCTCACCCGCATCCGGTCCCCCTAAGCCACGAAAGGCCCGACGTGCTCAACGCGCGCGTGACACGCATGTTCTTCGACAAGCCGGCGGTGATGAGGGCCGTCGACCGCGCCACGCGCCGCGTCCTCTCGCGGTTCGGCGCCTATGTTCGGCGCACAGCCCGTCAGAGCATCCGCCGGCGCAAGGGGCCAAGCGCACCGGGACAGCCGCCCAGCTCGCACACCGGGCTGCTGAAGGACTTCATCTTCTTCGCCTACGAGCCGGCGAAGGAGGATGTCGTCATCGGCCCGGCGAAGCTCAATCGCGGGACCAATGCGCCGGAGCTGCTCGAGGAGGGCGGAACCGTCATCACGAAACGGCCGCGGTGGATCCCCACGGGGAAGACGCGAGCCGACGGGCGCCCCAAGCGCATCCGCGTGCCGGCCGGTACGACGCTCACCTACGAAGCGAGGCCCTACATGGGCCCCGCGTTCCGCGAAAACCTGCCGAAGCTCGATGAGTTCTGGCGCAACAGCGTGAGGTGATGCACACATGGCAGCCGGTGGAGCCATTCGGGCCGGACGGGCCTTCGTCGAGCTCTTCGCCGATGACAAGAAGCTCGTGCGCACGCTGCGCAACGTGCAGCGCAGGCTCAAGGCGTTCGGCGCCGGCGTGCGGCGCATCGGCATGGGCCTCACCGCCATCGCGACCGCCGGCATTCTCCCCCTCGTCGGCGCGTTGAAAGTCTTTGGGGCCGCCGGCGATGCCCTCGACAAGATGAGCAAGCGCACCGGCTTCAGCGCCGAGGCCCTGTCGGAGCTGGGCTTCGCCGCCGAGCAGTCCGGGACAGACCTCGCCACGCTCGAAAAGGGCGTGCGTACGATGCAGCGCGCTGTGAATGATCTGGAACGTGGCCTCTCCACCCAGGTCGATGCGTTCACCGACCTCGGCCTCTCGATCGACGACCTGAAGGGCAGGTCACCGGAGGCGCAGTTCAAGCTCATCGCCGACCGGCTGAGCAAGATCGAGGACCCGAGCAAGCGGGCGGCCCTGGCCATGATGATCTTGGGCCGCGCCGGCACCCAATTGCTGCCCATGCTGTCGAACGGCGCCAAGGGCATCCAGGCCCTCCAGGAGGAGGCCCGTGCCCTGGGTCTGACGATCTCGACGGAGGCCGCGGGCGATGCGGCCGAGCTGACCGACACGTGGAACCGCCTCGTGCGCGTCCTCAAGGCCGGGGCATTCATCATCGGCGCCGCCCTGGCCCCGACGATCATCACCATGACCCGCGCCGTGATGCGGGTCGTCATCCGCATCGCCGACTGGATCAAGCGTAATCGCGAGCTGGTCGTCGGCGCGGCGAAGATCCTCGCCCTGATCGGGGCGATCGGCATCTCACTCATCGTCGCCGGCGGCCTCATCGCGGGCGTCGCCGCCGGATTCGGCGTCCTGGCCACGATCGTGTCCACCGTGGGCGCCGTCCTCGGCGTCGTCGTCACCGTCCTCGGCGCATTGCTCTCGCCGATCGGCCTGGCCATCGTGGCCGTCGTCGCCCTGGGCGCGGCCATCCTGAAATGGACCGGCGCCGGCTCGGCCGCCCTGGCTTGGCTGGCGGAGAAGTTCGGCACGCTCCGCGACTTCGTGCGCAATGTCGTGGGCGGAATCGTCGATGCGCTCGCCGCCGGCGACATCGCCCTCGCCGCCAAGGTCCTCTGGGCCGGCCTGAAGATCGCCTGGGAGAAGGGAACTGATGCGCTGCAGCGCAAATGGATCAACTTCAGTTCGGACTTTCAGAAGTTGGCGATCATCGCTTTCAGCGGCATGCAGAAGGCCTGGATCAAGGTGCGCGACTGGTTCTACGAGAACTTCCCGAAGACCACGGCGTTCCTCGCGAAGGTGTGGAACGAGTACTTCGCCGGCGTGAAGACGGGGTGGGCCCTGGCGCAGGAAACGGTCGAGAAGGGGTTCAACGCGCTGAACGCCGCGGCCGACTCGGATGTCGACCTGAGCGAACTGAATCGGATGACCGAGAAGGCCACCGATGATCGCCTGATCGAGATCGATGATACCCTCCTGGAGGCGAACGCAACGGTCGATCGCCGCGCCGACATGACACTGGCGGGGCGCGAAGCGGAACAGCGGAAGGCGCTCGCCGAGGTCGATGAAGCTGAGCAGAAGGCGCTCGCCGCGGTCGACAAGCGGCGCGGGGAGCGCCTGACGAAGGCCCAGCAGGATCTCGCCGACGCCCGGCGCGAGCTGGATGAGGCCCGCGCAAAAGCCGCCGAGCAGCGCGCTGCCGGCGCGGCTGCCGGGGCAGGCGGGGCCGGGCCGCTCGGGGCCGACTTCGACGAGCTGCTCGAACGCCTCGAGTCCGCGGGCACGGCGATCGCCGAGAAGACGCAGGTCCGCGGCACGTTCAACGTCGCCGCGATCAAGGGCCTCTTCGGCGAATCGCGCGCTGCCGATCGCACGGCCGATGCCACCGAGCAGACCGCGCGCAACACGAAACGCATCCAGCAGGCAGTCGAAAGCGGCGGCCTCACCTTCACGTAGCCCCCGGCCCCCGGAAGTACACGGCGCCCGCTGAAGCGGGCTCCGCCTCATCGCTCATCACTCATCACTCATCGCTCCTCACTGACCCATGGCCATCACCGTCGAGGAACAATTCGGAAGGCGCCTGGCCGGCGATCGCGGCGAGTTGACGTACCTCATCAGGGGCACCGACGACGCCACCGCCGCGCGCGGCGCGCTCCTCAGCGAGGCGCCGGCCACCTATGGCGGCATCCCGCTCCTCGATGCCGAGGTCGATGAGATCGCGGGGGCCGAAGGCTTCAGCGGCCGGGTAAACTACGGCTATTCCGGGGGCGGCGGCTCCCCGCCGGACCCGGGCGACAGCTCCTTCACGTTCGACACGGGCGGCGGCACCCAGCACATCAGCCACAGCCTGGAGACGATCAACAAGTACGCGCCCCCGGACGAGACCGCGCCGGACCATCAGGGCGCCATCGGCGTCACCGAGAACGGCGTCGAGGGCGTGGACATCACCATCCCGACCTATCGATGGTCGGAGAAGCACACGAAGGCCGCGGCCGATGTCACCCAGGAATACAAGCTCGGCCTCGCCGCCCTGACCGGGCAGAGCAACAACGCCGGCTTCCGGGGCTTCGCCGCCGGCGAGGTCCTCTTCCTCGGCGCCTCCGGCAGCCGGCAGGGCGATGATGAAGATGATCCGTGGGACATCGTCTTCAACTTCGCGTGCAACCCGAACAAGACCGGATTGACCATCGGCCCCATCACGGCCATCGCCAAGAAGGGCTGGGAATACCTCTGGGTCCTCTACCGCGAGGAGGAAGACGCGGATGCCAAGCGCATCGTGCAGCGGCCCATCGCCGCCTACGTCGAACGCGTCTATGACCCGGGCAACTTCGGCACCATGGGGATCGGCTCATGACGCACCCCTTCCGCCGAGTCCTGCGCGGGCAGCGCTTCGAGATGCCGGCCGATGCGTACAACGCATTCGTCGATGCCGCCGAGGCACACCGCATGCAGCGCGAGGGCGTGAGCGCGCAGCGCGGCCGGCTGCTTACTCCGGGGGCCGGGGGCCGGCCCAATCTGGTGCTCGTGCGCAACGAGAGCGAAGAGGACCTGCCGCGGTTCGGTGTCCTCGGGATCGAGGGCGTGATCATCGAGCCCGGGCCCCCGGAAGACGGCTACAACACGGCGGAGTTCGCCCGCCTTCCGGCCATTCGAGGCGCGGCGATCACCTGGGATGACCCCTATGCGTACCACGGCCGCTTCGTGATCGCGCGCGAGCCGATCGCCGCCGGCAAGATCGGCTACGCCGTCATCCGCGGCATCACCCCCGCCATCGTGATCATCAGCGATGAGGCGCACACCTGCGCCGACACCGCCCCCGGAAATGAGTACCTGCAAAGCGGCTTTGCGGGGGGCGCGCGGATCCTCTGGAAACAGGCCCCGGACGCCCCGCTCCCGGACGGCGTGCTCACTTCCGGGGGCGGCGAGGCACGGTTCGCCCTGCTCGAGGTCGGCCCGCGCGACCGCGATCGGCTGGCCGTGCGTCTGGGCAAGGCGCAGCCGATCGCCGAGGACCGCTGGGGGTGGAAGTATCCCTGGAGTGCGCGCGAGCTCGATGGCGACCCCACGAGTCCGACCTACGGCATGTACCTCATGCCGCCGGACCCGCTGACCGACGATGGCATTCCCGAGCGCATGGCGATCAACCGTTTCGAGGCCGGCGCGGAAGGGAACGGGGGCGACGGGGGCGGACTGGTCCTGCCGCCGATCCGGGAAGGAACGATCGTCGAGCTCCGCGCCGAGCGGACCTGGCAGGGCGACAGCCGCTTCGTCTTCGAGGCCCCGACAAGCGCCCTCTTCACGGCCATCATCACGGGCAACGACTACGGGGCCTGGCCGCGCGCCTACACCTGGCAGAGCGCGATGGCCGATGGCCCGCACGAAGTGCTGGACCCGAACGGGTTCGACTGGGAGGACTTCGCCTGGGCGCACAACCAGGTCGAGATGGCCACCGGCTTCGGCTCAGTCGTCAGCCCCTACGGGGGCCAGATGAGCGATGAGATCGTCGAGGTCGAGGTGCTGCCGATCCCCAACGGCCAGCCCGTGCGGATGTGGATCGCGATGGATGGCCTGGGCAACCCCTGGCCGCGGTTCAGCGCGCCGAACGCGTTGAAGGTGACCTGCAAGAGCGGCGCGAAGTTCATGACGACGACGGAGCAGCTCAACGGCGACCGAAGCGATGCGGCTGCGCCGCGTTCTTCTTGTGGAGGCTGCTCATAATGCCGCGCACGCCCGGACCAGGACCGCCCCCAGACATCAAGCCCTATCGGCCGCACCCGATCGGAGGCGGCCTCCTGGCGAAGAAGTGCTGCTGCGCCCCCGTCGGCGGCGGCTGCCCGATCTGGAGTGTGCCGCCCTGCCATGATCACATGCGCATCATCCACACGCAATATAAAGTAATGAGCCCGGCCCACCAGTACCCCGAGTTCTACTGCACGCACGAGGTCGCGTTCATGATCCGGGCCCATTTCGACCCCAACGCCCGGATCTACCGTGGCATCAACGATTCGAACGACATCGTCTACTTCACCGACCACGTGGAACGCTACATCGACGATGAGCTCGAAGGCGCATTTGACCTCGAGTATCCGCACATCCACTTCGCTCAGCCGTACTTGCTGGAGCTCCGCTGCGATCATCACGAGGGCGATCCATTGCCCTACAACATGCTGCGCTACACGGCGAGCTGCGACTGGTCGGCGATGTACTGCGAGCACGCTTTCGGCGGGCGCTGGTGGCAGGCCGACCCGGTGTTGCCCAGCGACCAATGCGTGCGCCCAGGGCAGTACACCGTCTTTGATCCTTTCACCGATCCGGACGCGATAGTCCTCGAGTCCGGCAACATCATCATCCTCGACCCGGCATGAGGTAACCGACCATGGCATTCCCGTATCAGAAGAGCGGCGAGACGCAGGGCGCCTTCGATGCCGTCGGTCGCGTCCTCGGCCGGCTCAACACGCTGCGCACCGTGCGTGAGACTCTCGAAACCGGACGGGGCAGCATCGTCGGCGAGACCGAGGAGGTCGCTTTCTTCCACCTCAACGAGGCTTTCCAGGCCTTCGACAATATCGACAGCGCCATCCTGCTCAACAGCCAGCCGATCGCCGATGCCACGGCCCGCCTCTTCATCAACTTGGTCGGCAAAGAGAAGCCGCTGGCTGCCACGAAGGATCGCGCCGGCGTAATCGCCATGGTGCGCAACCTGCGTGAACTGATGATCACCGATTCCCAGACGATCACGCAGTGCACCGTCGGCGCAACGGCGAGCTACGGCACCGAGAACACGGGCACGGGCAAGGCGTTCATCGGCACGAAGGATCGAACCGGGGCGGCCCTGGCCTTTGCGCGCCCCGAGAAGATCACGATGCTCTGCACGCACGATGCGCAGGGCCCGCGGTGCGGCATCCGCCCGGGCGAGGAGGTCTTCCAGGTCGATGGCGAGGACGCCAAGCCGACCATGTGCCACAAGTGGCCGGGCGGCAGCGACGTCCACGGCCGCATGACATCGATCGCCCTCGACCGCCAGCGCGGCGTGGGGCCCGGCCAGAACATCGTCAGCAACGGCACATTGCAGTTCTTCGTGGGCCATGTGCCGAGCTACTGGGGCCCGCCGAAGGCCGGCACCCCCGGAACACACATCCTCGAATGCACGGATGTACCCTACGTCGGCACGAAGCACCTCAAGCTCGTCGGGGATGGCGTCGTCAAACCATCGCTGCCCCAGCCGTGCGATGGAGCCAGCGCGACGCTGCTGCGCCCGGCCCGGCCCTACCTGATCGGCCCCGTCGTCCGGTACGGCAGCGGGCTTCCGACGGCCGGCGAGCTCCGCCTGAGCTTCCAGGATGGCGCCGGCACGATCCTTAACACGGATGATCCGTGTGCCTCCACGGTGGACTGCACGGCGCTGACCAATGCCTATGTCTGGTATGCCACCCTCGTCTGGACGCCGTACCTCATCCCGGCCGCGACGGAGATCATCCTCGAGACCTCCACGGCCCTCGGCGACACCGAGAACATCTACGTGGGGGGGATTGCGATCGCCGAGGCATTCGACCTCTGGGCGCAGGATCCCAAGCTCGCCATCATCGGCGGCGTCACGCCCTGGGTGAAGGGTGATGTCATCAAGGCGACGATCACGAACAACGGCACGATGAGCCAGTGGATCCGCTGGCTCGATGCGGTCTGGGACATCCATGGCATGCGGTTGCCGACGGGCGAACCGCTGCTGCTGCCGACGGCCGTGAGCGGGACGATTGGCGATGGGCTGATTGTGTAAGAGCACGCGG